AATCTGTCGAAGTCGAACGACAGAGCGTCCACAAGCTATGTGAACCTCGCCGCAAAAATCGGTATTGCTATCGTAGCAGTAAAAAAAGCGGCTTCCGTATTGGCAGGATTTATCAATAAGTCCAACCAGTATGTTGAAGATTTGAACCTGTTCACCGCGTCTATGGGCGAGTACGCAAGCGCGGCGCAGGAGTACGCAGAGCGTGTCAGTGAAATCGTTGGTATCGACCCCGCCGAATGGTTGCGAAACCAAGGTGTATTTATGACGATTACCAAGGGTTTCGGTGTGGCAAGCGATAGAGCGTACACGATGAGTCGAAACTTGACTCAGCTTGGATATGACATTTCCTCGTTCTTTAACATTCCGTTCGAGGAAGCGTTCCAAAAGTTACAGTCGGGTATCGCGGGTGAGCTTGAACCGCTCCGTAGACTCGGCTATGACCTGTCTGTGGCTCGTCTACAGCAGGAAGCATACACCCTCGGTATTGAGAAGAAAGTCTCGGCTATGACGCAGGCTGAGAAAGCGGAGTTGCGTTACTACGCGATTATGACGCAGGTAACAACCGCACAGGGCGATATGGCGAGAACGCTGAACGCTCCCGCGAACCAACTCCGCGTCCTGCAAGCACAAGTTACTCAGTGCGCCCGTGCAATCGGTAATATCTTTATTCCTGCTCTGAACGCTATCCTGCCGTATGCGATTGCCGTAGCAAAGGTCATTCGGCTTATTGCAAATGCCATTGCAAGTCTGTTCGGATTTGCACTGCCGGAAATTGATTACAGCGGTATCGGCGCAACTGTCGGTGGAGTCGCTGACAGTACACAAGACATCGGAGACGGTCTTGGTGACGCTACTAAAAAGGCAAAAGAGCTGAAAAACGCTCTGCTCGGCATTGATGAACTGAACATTATCTCCCCTCCCGAAGATACAAGCGGAAGCGGCGCAGGTGGTATCGGTGAAATCGGAGGTGGCGGTCTTGGCTTTGACCTGCCGACCTATGATTTCCTCGATGGCGCAATCAGTTCAAAAGTCGATGAGATTGTTCAGAAAATGAAAGAATGGCTCGGTCTGAACAAGGAAATCGACTCGTGGGCTGACCTATTCGATACCCGTCTTGGGAAAATCCTGTTGACGGTGGGGGCTATCGGTGCGGGTCTCGCGGCGTGGAAAATCGCAAAGAGCGTTGCCGATTTCGTGAAATATATCACCTCATTCAAGGGGTTCGGCGCAGGTTGGGCGGGACTCGGCGCACTTGGGCTGTTGTCCGACCTCAATGAGTTCATCGGATATTTCCAAGACTTCCTTGAGAACGGCGCAACATTCCAAAATGTTGTCGGTATGATTAGTGAGTTCACGGGTGCAATCGGTGACTGCTTGATTATCCTCGGTAATCTCAAGATTGGCGGTGCGCTCAAGGTCGTACAGGGTATTGGTGAGATTGCTGTTGCAATCAAGGACATTTCCGAAAGCGGTGTAAATTGGGAAAATGCCAATACCGCTATCAGAGGTCTCACCAATATTGCAATCGGTATCGGCGTGTTCACGGGCAACCTCAAGGTGGCGGCGTGGGGACTGGCTATTCAAGGCTTCACCTCCATCATCACAGAGATTGGCGCGAATTGGGACGCTATCAAGCAAGGCGATTGGAGCGGCGTAGATAAGGTGACGCTGATTATCGGCGCACTGGAAGTCCTCGGCGGTCTCGCTATGGCGTTAGATGTGTTCTCCAAGCTCAAGGAGGTCGCTACCATCGGTAAGGCTTCCGAAGCGGTCACGACCGTTGCAACTGCAACAGAAACCCTCGACACTACGGTCAGCACGAAGCTGTCCCCGAACCTCACCTCTCTCGCAAAGAACCTCGGCTTGGGTATCGTAATTGTTGCAGAGGTCGCGGCGGCGGCACTTCTCATCACGGGTGCAATCATTCTACTCGGTGAGGGTTTAGCGCAGGTCGGTGAGTCGTGGCAACCTGTTATCAACAACGGCGGCACGGTCTTAGCGGCTATGGGTATTGGTATCGGTATCTTAGCGGTTGTCGGTATTGTGACTGCTTTGCTTGGTTCTGTCGGTACACCGCTCATCGTGAACATTGCTCTCGGTACTGCAATTCTCGCAGAGTTGGGTATCGCAACGGGGTTGTTCCTCGTGGAGATTTGGGCTATCGGTAAGGGCTTGGACGAAATCGGGCAAGCATGGCAACCTGTTCTTGATAACGGGGAAACCATTGCAACGGCTATCGGTCTCGGTACGGCTCTGCTTGTCGGTATCGGCGTAGTGACTGCCGCTCTTGGCGCGGCTACGGTTGCAAGTGCAGGTCTGCTCCCGCTGGCTATCGGTCTCGGTACGGCTCTGCTTGTCGAACTGGCGGCGGCGTTCATCATATTTACGGAGAGTCTGATAGCGGTAGCCAATGAGCTTGGTGACAACCTCGCTCCCGCGCTCGACAGACTCAATGGTAAGCTCCCGACCCTTTCCACCAACATGAGCGAGTTCGTAGACTTTATGACGGATTTCGCAGGTGAGGTCGTTCGGTACACGGAGGTTTCGGCTATTGCCGGACTGAGCGCGACCATTGACACCATCATCGGTTGGTTTACGCAAGACCCTGTTGAGAAACTGGCAGACGATGTAGAGAACATTTACAACCAAACCACTACCCTCAACGAAAAGCTGAACTTGGCTGTACCCGAACTGAAAACGGCAATCAACCTGCTCAAGCAGTATAAGGGCTTCCTTACCGAAATGGAAACGCTCTGCAACAGTAATGTTGAGTTGTCCACGGGTATGTTTGTGAACATGAAAGAGGTCGGTCAGAAGCTCGTGACGGGCTTTGTAGACGGTATTAAGTCCAAGTCCTCTGACTTCTCCAATGCGGCGAAAACATTGGTGGACGGGTTCAAGAACTCGCTGAGCACCAACGCCGCAACTTGTAAGTCGAGCTTCATTTCTTGGGCTTCCAACCTCAAGAACTGGTTTACCTCCGCGTCCTTTGGTGCAATCAACCGAACGACATTCGGCAACTACGCCAAGGATATTGTGAGCGGTTTCAACAACGGTATCACCAATAACTACGCTACGGCTAAGAGCGGTATGGTATCGTTTGCAAACACTGTGAAGAACGCTTTTACGGGAATTGTCTCTTACAAGGTGTTCTATGACATTGCAAAAGATGTTATCAGCGGTTTCAACAACGGTATCAACGATTTCTACGATACGACTCGACCGTATATGCGGCGTTGGGCGAATGACGCGGCGGCGGCGTACAAAGCGGCATTGGACTCCAACTCCCCGTCCAAGCGGTTTATGCGTATCGGTGAGGACACTGTTCTCGGCTACAACCTCGGTATCTCCAACCTTGGCGGTACGACAAAGGGCGTTGTGACGGATTGGGCGAACTCGTTTACAAGCGTAAGCCCGACCATGAGCTTTGCCGTAGACACCTCCGCTCTGAAATACTACAGCAGTGATTCGTTCGCACAGTCTGTTTCCGCTGATGTGGCGGCACACAGCACGGTTACTGCAACGGGCTTTAAGGAGGGAATGGAGGATTTCTACAGAGAGTATATCGAACCTACCCTGTCGCAGATGGCAGACGATATGCGTAGGCAAGCCGACAAACAGGAACAGACCGTTGTTCAGATTGGCAACCGTGTTGTCAATGACGCGGTTACTACTCAGAAAAAAGCCAACGGCTATGTATTCGCACGATAAGGAGGGGTGAGAATGGCTTATTTGGCAATCAACGGTTATGAGCTACCTCCTCCGAAGCGAGGAGTACGCCCCACGGTGACTACCGTAGTGGACGCGGGTAGAAACGCTAACGGCTCAGTAGTCGGTCAGCGCGTGGGTCGAGACCAGTACAAGATTGATAGTCTTGAATGGTCTTGGCTCACCGCCGACCAATGGGCGCAAATATTGAGTGTGTTAAGTCATTTTTTCGTATATGTGACTTTCACCGACCCCGTGTCGAACTCCCTCAAAACCATCAAAATGTACTGCGGCGATAGAACCGCAGAACCTTATTGGGTAGATGAGAACGGGAAACCGACACACTATAGAAATTGCAAGGTGAATCTGATTGATTGCGGAGAGTAAGGAGGGGATTTTGTGCAAAAGGTTTCAAAAGCGTATAAAGAGAGCATGAAATCCTCTCTCCGCGAGAGAGCGTATATTATGATTTCGTTCGGTCTGCTCAATCAAGAAGCACAGGCGAAAGCAAAGGTCGAACAGGGTGATTTCACCTACTACTCCAACTCTGCAAATATCCTGTCCGAAAAGACCGATGATACCATCTACGCTACCCTTGAGGAGAATTTCACCAAAGTTGACGGAACAATGTTCTTTCTTCCTCGACAGAACGCTTCCAATGCTTACCTTGACACAGGTATCATCAGCGACAAACTCCTCACACAAGCGCAGTTCGAGCTTACAATCAATCTCAATGTTCCCGCTACGGATTTCAAGGGTATTACCATCAATTTCGGTGAGAATTACCCTGTGAATTTCGATTTGGTGAGCAGTAGCGGACAGGTTGTCGAGTTTCGCAATAATACGGAGGGGCTGTTCAGCACCGAAGAAGTGTTGACAAATACGACCTCGGTGAAACTGGTCGTTTACAGTATGAAGAACCCCCATAGCCGGGTGCGTATCTACTCTATCCGATTCGGCTACGGTCTCGTGTACTACAATGACTCCGTAATGGCTTCTTCCCTTGAGAGCTATGTCTCGCCCATCGGGGCAGATGTGCCGCAGATTGATTTCTCGGTACAGCTCAAGAACTACGACCACTACTTTAATGTAGATAACCCGAAATCCGCTATCAACTTCCTTGAGACAGGACAGGAAATGGAAATCTACTACGGCTATCAGCTCCCTACGGGAGAGGTAGAATGGATTCGCGGAAACCGCCTGTTGTGTTCGGAGTGGGAGTCGGACGATTACACCGCCACTATCCGCTGTCAAGATGTGTTCCGCAGTATGGACGCGGAGTTCTACAGGGGGCTGTATCGCAGTGCGGGTAAGAGCTACTACGATTTGGCTCTTGAGGTACTGGCTGACGCGGGACTGACTGATTACTATATCGACCCGCAGTTGAAAAATCTGAAAAGCAAAAACCCCATTCCTCGCGTTCAGCATAAGGAAGCGTTACAGATTATTGCAAACGCTTGTCGCTGTGTGCTGTCGCAGACTCGTATGGGCGGTATTCAGATTAAGTCGAACTTCATTCCCGAAGCGGCGGCAAGTGCAAATGCGGAAGCAACCTATTCCAATGTCGAAAAGATTATGGACGGTACTGCAAAAGACGAGTACGCCACCTTTGCTCAAAACTATACCACGGCAGACGGTAAGATGTTCTTTCTACCTCGCAATTTTGGAAACGCTACGCTGAATACAGGTTTTGTGTCAGCGGTGCAGTCTAAAGCGGACGGAACATTCACCACCAACCCCGTTGTCACGCTTACACAGGAAGTTGCTTGTATGTACTACGGTGTAAAACTGGTATTCGGACACTCGATTCCGGCAGCTTTTACAATCCGAACCTACAATGACGGGACGCTTGTAACGGAGTACGAAGTCGGGGCTGACGAAATCAGCAAGAACACGGTCATTCACACGGACTTTGACGATTTCGATGTTATGAAAATCGAGTTCACAAAGACCGCCGAACCCTATAGCCGTATCGTGCTGAATAATTTCAGCTTTGGTGATATTACGGATTTCACTATGACCCGTACAGATATGACCTCCTCCCCGAAAGCTATCAAGCAGGAGCTTGTCAAGGAGATAATCGTCCCTTGCTACAGCTATCAGACGGGCAATCAGCAAGAGAACCTTGTGAGCGAAGAAGTTACAGTTGCGGCAGGTGATGTAGAGACCTTTTTCGTGGGAGAACCCTCCTACGGCTTTTCTGCCGCATTGGAAAACCAGTCGGGCGGCGTTTCCATCTTGGAGTCGGGTAACTACTATATCACGGTTAAATTTACAGTGACAGGTACTTACCGCTTGGAGATTTCCGGCTACCGCTACAAAATCGTGGAGCGTTATGCAACAAAAACGCTCAATAATCGAGGAAAAACAATCAAGTGGGAAAATCCTCTCATTTCCGATATGGGAATGGCGCAAGACCTCGCGGACTGGCTCGGTGACTATTATCAGTCCGGCATTGAGTATGAGTACGACACTCGCGGTAATCCCGAAATTGATGTGAACGATATTGTTTACCAAGAAAACGAGTTCCAGTCCGATATGAAAGTAAACATCTACCGCCACACAATCATTTTCAATCAGAGCTTTGCGGGTAAAGTCACGGCTCGTAGAACAGGAGGTTAGTTATGGCATGGACAACGCCTAAAACAGACTGGTACGGTGTCACAAACCCCTCCGATGGGGTGTATACGGGAGACAGGTTCAACGCGGTCGATTTCAACCGTATCAAGAACAACCTCACCTATCTGCGTGAGTTGGCTCTCAAGATGTACGATGAGTTCTCTATCGTCTCCCTCGGTGATGACCGTACCTATTCAGATTACTTCTATGCTGATGAAATCAATCAGCTTGAGGAAAATCTGAAAACCATCAACAATAAAACTCTCAAGAGGTCGTATGGCAATCCTCCGACCTATGTGGCAAACGGTAACACAATGGATTTCGCAGAGCTGAATCGGTTGGAACGCGCCATACTTGACCTCTACGACAGACTCACCAATGAGTCTGAGGGGAGAAGAATGTTCACTTGGAATTTTGGAATGAGAGGAGGAGACCTGTAAATGTCTTGGGAACTGTTACCCGTAAATTATACGGACGCTGTGTGGAGCGGTCTAAAACGGTACAACACCATCACCAATGAGGACGGTACGGTATCGTTCCAAGATGTGACCGCCTACAGCAACAAAGAAAAGTCCTTTTTCGGTGCGAGAGACGCGAACCGTATGAACGAAGCTCTCAATACCCTTATGTCGATGGTAGAAAACGGTTCTGACCTGTACGAAGCGTTTCAGAACTATTTCACCACACAAAAAGGGCTTTTTGAGAACGAAGCGGACTCCAAGCAGGACGGTTTTACCGCGTATATTACTGCTTTGGAAGCGGAGGGGGACAATGTAATTAACTCCCTTAAAACCGATTATCGCACAGAAATGGACACCTTTGAGAGTCAGCAACAGGCACTATTCACGACTTGGTTCGAGTTTGTCAAGAGTCAGCTCGGAGAAGATGTTGCCGGGAATCTGCAAAATCAGATTACGGCTCTCGACACCAAAACGGACGGTTTTGACCCCCGCGCAACTACTTTCTCTGCCGATGGAAAGACCATCACAGAAATCGACTCGGCAGGAAACAAGAAAATCGAAACCGTGTTCACTTCTGATACGGTTATCACGCAAAAACTCTACAAGAAAGAGTCAAACGGAAGTTATTCCCTTGTAAACACTAAGACCATCACATTCAGCGCAGACGGTCTAAACATCACAGAGGAGGTAGTGTAAATGTCTTGGGCAGAAGCAAAATGGACTGTTGACAGTCTGTTGCAGAAAATCGGACAAGCCCCGAACAACATGAGGAGCTTTATCGCATACTCGCTTTCCGCGACCAGTATCGGTTTGAAGTTCCAAGAACCCGCCGACAGCTATGACGCGAACAACAATCTGATTTGTTCTGTGGGCGGTGTGATGATTCGCATGAGCGATACTGGTTATCCGACAAAGCCCTCTGAGGGAACGCTCGTGGTAAACAACACCAATCTCGGCGCGTATGTCAACACACCCTTTACGGTAAGCGGACTCACAAAGGGTAAAAAGTATTATTTCTCCGCTTTCCCGTATTCCGTACAGGGCGTTTACAACCTGTCGAGCAATGCGGCAAACAGAGCGGACGCTACCCCCGCCGCAGGTGAAATCGCCAATGTCACCATTTCTATTGACGATGATTCCGCATTTTCCAGTGTGGTAGTCACCTGTGTCGATGAAACGGAGTCCGCGTCTACGCAGTCGGCAACGCTCACTAAAACGAAGAAAACAGCTTCCTTTGTCGTGCCTATCGGTCATACCTATCATATCGAGTACGGCGCGGAGGACGGGTACAGCAAGCCGGATAACACTACGCCGAAAGTTTCTGTGGCAGGTACGACCTCGAACTATACCGCAACCTACTACTACTTCACGGCTACGATTGCCGTTACTTACCCCGCAGGAGCGACCTGTACCTGTGAGTGCGGAAGCACAAAGTACACCGCCCCTAATACCTCCGGCAGTCACACTTTCCAAGTGCATAATGTCGGCACATGGACGGTAAAGGCGGTTTCCGGCTCTGATACAGACTCTAAGTCAGTATCTATCACTTCCTCCGGGCAGTCTCGCAGTGTGGAACTGTCGTTCGTAAAAATCTACGGTATCAGCCGGGATATTACGGCTACCTCTCCCGCTTGGGCGAGAACGGATTCTGCTGTCGGTAAAACTGCCAAAGCCACTGTAGGCACAACGGCAGGTTCAAGTGACTTCAACAACTGTTACCCTTGGAGCGGAATTGTCCGTGAAACCCTATCCACGGGAGATGTGATGGTGAAAATCCCTAAGTTTTGGTATCGCCGTTACCGTAGCGGAAATGTGGAATATCTCAAGATTGCGGATAAAGCCACAAGCGGGTTCACGCTTCACCCCGCGTTCAATCACGGCGGTGTGGCAAAGGATTATCTTTATGTGGGTGCTTATAAGACCACGAGCGGTAACAAGTCCGCGTCCGGCGTAAGCCCATTGGTAAATCAGACGAGAGCGACCATGCGTTCCAACGCAAAAGCAAAGGGTACGGGTTGGGGCATTATCGACATTGCCGCGCTCTCCGCGATTCAGATGTTGATTCTCGTAGAATTTGCCAACAACAATGTGCAGTCTGTCATTGGGCGTGGCTACTGTGATGGTAACAGTTCTGCTCTCAGTACAGGCACTTGTAACAATGTCAGTGGTCTCACGGGTAGACCTGCCGGAACAGACGGTAAGGTTGATGTTGTTTGGCGTGGTATCGAGGGTCTGTGGGGTAATGTTTGGGAATGGGTTGATGGTGTCAACTGGAACGGCGGCACTTACTATGTGTGTAATGACCCGTCCAAGTACGCAGACGATACCACCACGAACTACACCGCCCTTTCCTTTAAGGGTACAACCAACTGGTCTTCCAGTTATATCACGCAGGAGGGTCTTGATACTGGCAGTAATCCTCATGTCATGCTCCCGTCTGTCGCAGGTAGCGGAAGCGAAACGACCTATGAGTGTGACGCTTGTTGGTCTTCTACGGGTTGGCGCGTCTTCCGACACGGCGGTGCTTGGAACTATGGCTCGGGCTGTGGTCTCTTTACGGCTTTTTTGTACCTTGACTCGTCCCCCTCGTACTCGCTCTTCGGGTCGCGCCTGCTTTATATCCCCTCCTAAGGGGGTGCGGGGGATTTTCTCCCCCGCATAAGTGGGTCGATACAAAACAGATAGAACTTTATAAGGCGAACAGTAAAAGCGCGTCTTCCAACACGGCGGTAATTGGAACAATGGCTCGAAATGTGGTCTCTTTACGGCTAATTTGAACAATGACTCGTCCAACTCGAACTCGAACATCGGGTCGCGCCTACTTTTGTTATACAGCACAAATCTATACAAGATACTGTCTCGCCGTACCCATTGGTAAAAAATAGTTTGGAGGGATAGGGTTAGTAAGTCTCTTGAAACCCCTATAAGAAACAAAAGCAATGAAAAGAATTGGCTTTCTACACGAACAGATAGTTTCAGAAGAAAATTGCAGACTGGCTATCATAAATGCCGCAAAGCATAAGAAAAAGCGCAGAAATGTTCAAAAAGTCATGGATAATTTGGACTTCTACGCGAAAGACCTGTCTGAGCGGTTGGTTCGTTTGGATTTCACCTCACCGTATCGGACTCGTATCATAAAGGACGGTCTGTCGGGAAAAGAGAGGGAGTTACAGATTCCCGCGTTCTATCCCGACCAATGCGCTCATCATGCTATTGTGCAGGTGCTACAGCCGCTCATTATGAAATCCTCCTATTATTGGAGCTGTGCCAATATCCCCAACAGAGGGATTGACCGCGCCGCTAAAGGAGTGGAACGAGCGACCATGCGAGACATCAAACACGCGAAATACTGCGTGAAGATGGATATTCACAAGTTCTATCCGTCAATCCCGCACGACAAGCTCAAGGAACATTTACAGCGGAAAATCAAGGACAAAAAGGCACTTGGTATTATCCATTTGGTAATCGACTCGTACCATAGCTCTCCCGGACACGGCATACCCATCGGGAATTATACCTCGCCGTGGCTTGCGGAGTTTTATCTACAGTCGTTGGATTACTTCATCAAGCAAACCCTCGGTATACGCTATTATGTCCGCTACGCCGATGATTTAGTCTTGATTGACAATAACAAGCGAAAGCTCCGAAAAGCCATGTACGCGGTCATGGAGTTTGTAGGAAAACTCGGCTTGGGGATAAAGCACGATTACCAGTTATTTCGTATTCAACGAAACTGCAAGAGCAGAAAGCACCGTAGAGGGCGAAAGATTGACTTTGTAGGTCGCTGTTTCGGTATCAGAACCACGACCATACGAAAAAGACGCGCCCTTGCGCTTATGCGGCAAAGCCGCCACATTCAGAAAATCCAAAAGCGAAACGGGGTCGTATCGTTCCGTATGGCGGCGGGTTTCCTGTCACGGTGTTCCTGTTTCAAGCATACTGACTCGCTCGGTATGAAAAAGAAATATTACGATACAGTCAAAATCAGAAAATTAAAGGAGGTAGTCAGAAATGAGAGTAAAAGGAAATGTCTCTCCCGTAACCCTGTCTATGGAGTCTTACCTGCCGTTGGAGGGGTATGTAGAGGTCAGACTGCGTGAAAACATCAAAGAGGTCACTGACACTGACCCGCAGACGGAAACCTCTGTCACCATGTTCGAGTACGATGAGTACACTTTCCTCTTGAAAGACCGTGAGAGCTTGCAAGAGGACATCGAGAACAATCTCAGCGATTGGCTCATCACTGGTAGAACGCTTGAGGTCAACGAAAGCGCAAGTATCGTGCAGGACATGAAAGCCGCACTGGAAATTTTGGAGGTGAACAGATAATGGCACAGCTTTATATCGACAACGCGAAAAAGCTAAAGGTTCGGATTGACAATAATCAGAAAATTGTCGATACCGTGGAAGCGGCAGGTGGTATTGAAACCACTCTCACACAGTCTGACAAAATCGGCTTTGACTGGCTGAACTTCTATGTGAACAAGGTTTTGGTTAGACAGGGATACAAAGAGCAGGAAAATCCTGTTGGCACTGCCGATAACCCCTTTGTATGGGAAAGAAGCATGGCTCTTATCGCAAACGGATTCTATGTCCATGATGGTGTCCGTAAGGTTTGGGTCGGTGAGACAGGCGTTACCGCCGCGTGGGACGATAGTAATTGGGAGGTCATGTAAATGTAAATCCTCACATTAAACGAAAGGAATTTAGCTAAATGGTTTCTGAAAGCACACTGATTATCAGTATTGTGGGAGCAGTCTTTGCAAGCACAGGTTTTTGGGCGTTCCTCACAAGCCTTATCCAAAGCAAAAAGTCCAAAGACAGCGCGGAGGGACAAATGCTGAAAGGTCTTGGACACGACCGCATTTGCTATCTTGGTGAGTGTTATATTCAGCGCGGGTATATCACCAAA